CTACCATTGAGTTACTTTCGCATCGCTGGTCTGGCAGGTCACGATCCTGCGACATCCGAATTAACAGTTCGGCACTCTACCAACTGAGTTACAGACCAGTACAACAGGTAGGACTTGAACCTACGATAACCGAATTATGAGTTCGGGGCCTTGACCAACTTGGCTACTGTTGCTTATTTTATAAGTATATAGCATTTTCATTGGTTTGTCCAACTGCTATACTTATTAAATGGAAATTTATATAGAAAAAAATTTTATTACACATGAAGATGCACAAAAATTTATTGATATTATTAATGATATTAAGTTAATAGATGCTGAGGTTCAAGATAGACGTGTATTAAGATTTGGATATGATGCATTTAATGGAACAACAGGTGCTTTAGAAACAAGAAAAGATGTTATGGAGTTATTAACACCATATATTAAAAAAATTGAATATCTAATTAATAATAACTTTAGTCATTCAAAACAAGTTTGGGGATCTACCGCATGGATATCTAAACAGGTTGCAGGAACAAAAATAATGCCACATATAGATACAGATGGAAATAAAAATTGGCAATATAGCCATGCTGCAATCATTTATTTAAATACTCAAGATAAAGGTGGAGAAATATATTTTCCTAAAATAAATAAAGAATTAAAACCATCGCTTGGAGATATGATACTTTTTGAATGTCGTTCAATGGAATCAAAGCATGGTGTTAGAAGAACAGAACAGGAAAGATATGCAATTCCAATTTGGTTTACAGATGAAGAGAGTTATAGGCTTATTTAAACAAGTTTGCTAATTGTTGTTCGTTTATAACTCCACTATTTCTAGAAAATATCTCTCCATTTTTTAATACTATTAATGTTGGAACAGATAATACATTATATTCTTTAACCATATTTGTATTGTCATCAACGTCAATCTTAGTATACTTAAGTCCAACATTTTGTTCAATAAAAGATAAAATTATTGGTGCAATTTTTTTGCATGGTTGACACCATGTTGCGGTAAAGTGTAGTAGTTCAAAATTGTTCATTTTGTCCTCTTGCAATTGCTGCACAAGCCTCAAATGCTTTTTTAGTTCTACGACTTTTAGCCCAACCTAACTTTTCCCAAAGCGGTACAGTAGCAAGAATATCCATAGCAATTTGTTCTCTAATCTCTTTAACAGTAAAGATAATTAAATCAGCAACACTACCTTTTTGTTCATCAGTCAAATCATCAAGATTCATTTATGCTCCTTCATATGTCTAGCAAGACTATCATGTCCAAAGATTCCCCAACGCAATTCCCATTCTTTATTGCATTCAGGACATACAATTACTCTAGCCAAGTTTACCCCAACTAATATTAATTTCCCAAACTATAAAATTGATAATGACATGCCCCTTATTAATTAAACTCTTAGGTGCATAAAGTATTCCAAGTCCCAGATAGGGAGTCTTTCCAATGTGTGTTTCCATATCTTTAGTATACTACAAAAGACGGGGTTTGTAAAGTTTAGTTGAAACTTTATACTATGCTTGTAATAATACCATTAGTGACTGTTATTGTTTTACCGTCTTGAGAGGTAAAAGATCCACTTGCTCCGCCAGATGTAACTGCTGCTACATCCCCAATGGTTGCAATTTGATTATTTGCAACAGAAGAATTATTTAAAAATTCTCCGCCATCACCAGAAAGAGTTATTGGTGCAGTATTTTGAGAACCAATATATACATAACCACCAGTAGTTGAACCATAGCCACCCTGAATTTCTATAAAACCACCAGTACCATTTGGAGAATATCCTCCACGCATTTTAACGGTTCCACCTTCACCTGTAGTAGAACCATTTCCACCATCAAGTTTAATATCTCCACCAGAACCACCTGCAGTGCCACCACGACCAGCCCAAAGATAGATATCTCCACCTTCACCACTTGTACCTGTAAATCCATCTGCACCTGCTACAACTAATCTTTGTGCTGTAGGAGCACCAGATGTTGTATCTGGTCCTGCAATAATTGCTTGATCAACTGATGTTGCAAACTTTAAAGCATCTCCATATCCAGTTCTTGCATTAGATGATTGATATGGAAAATGAATTGCTCCATTATTTTGAAAATGCCAATCATAAGAATATGTTGGATTCTCAGACCAGTTAGCATTTTGAATCCATGCACCATTTGATCTTGTTCTAAATTGTGAATAAATTGAAGGAACATCTAAATAAGCATTAATACTTTCTGCAGCAAAATCTAGTGCTTGAACATCTGCAGGCCATGTTTCATTAAATTGAGGGTTTGTATACTGCATTGTTACTGTTCCTAATGTTGTTGATGGAACACGGTAATAACCATCAAAGCCCATGACACCATTCATTCCATAATGATATCCTGCTGGAAGTACTCTTTCAGTTGGAGTAATTGCCCAAACAATTGTTGCACTATAAATTTTCCACAAAGATGTTTCAATTGCTGGATCTGCTCCAGAAGCCAATGAATCAATATAAATTGTAATTGATGTATCTGCAACTAAGGCTGTAATTGTGCCACTATACCAGCGAGTATCATCTTCTGCATCCCAAACCTTTGCATAATCTCCAACTTGATAAAATCCAGTACTATCTACTGTAAAAGTTCTTAAACCAAAACCATCAATAAAATCTGGTGATGTAGATGTTGCTGTATGCCATATATAACTATCTAATCCTGTTACATCAAAACCATTTGCATCCCAATTAGAATCACGAACATGATATCTTAACAATGCTTGTTCATCTGACTGCATAAGAATTGATTGATTATCTAAAATTGGAGATATTTTTATTGATTGATTTGGGTAAGGAGTAAAATCATCCCAAAGAGTTTCTTGTATATAAGTAAGTCCATTACCAGTATTTAAATCACTAAATCTGGCCATTATTCACCTTGTTCCAGTGACATTTCAAGAACTGATACAACAGAACCTGATCCACTTGCTGCAATTGCATATAGTGCATCTGAACCAGGTAGTTCAAATGAAATTGCTTGATTTACCTTAAGTTTAAAGCCATAGTTGCCTGTTGAAAGGCTATCATCTCCACCAATAAGAAGATCAGATGATCCTTGGTTTTGAATAGTAATATCTTTACCAGAGTGACCGCCTAAATCAATTAGTCGCTGTGGTGTGGTGTTTCCAATTTCGTACATTCTATGCATAGTCATATATGTATTATATCATCTTTTCAGTTCGGCGAAAATAGAGCAACTAAACAATTCTATGAGTCTTGCGACTCACTATTGGTTAGATTCTCCCATATCACCGTAACTTGATTATCAACTATTTCATATCTAGCCTGATAGCCCAGTGCTTTCCAATCCATCTTCATAATACTTCTAGACATTTTTACCTAATGGATTATTATAGGGATTAACGTATGAACTTTCTTCCATCTCACGTTTTATGTCATTAATAGTTTTTTCAGGAATTGAAAACTCATTATCAAATTGTTGTTCAGTATCCACCTAAGCACTCATTTCTAGTATGGTACAAACGTACCTTGGTCATTATTTTTTTTGTCGGGGCATTGAGAAGTTCTCCACAACAAGAACACTTAAAGTCCCATTCACCAGAGAAGAAATCATACCTATAGCCAGTAGACTTGGCATACTTCTTCATCCTGAATGTAGTAAAAGGATCAGGTATATCGTATATCATTTACAGTTTTTACATTTACAGGCATTGGTAAAACAAGGACATTCCTCATCTGATTCAAGAAGACCTGTGCCATTACACCAGTAGCAGTTCATATTATAAAGAACCTGGTACCTGTGCACTTGATGTCATATCTACAAATTTTGATAGGTTGTTTGCAAGTGTTTTAGCACTCTTCATAACCGCTTCATCTTGATCAACAATTGCTAGATACATGGACATAGCCTCAAGAACTGATGCTTGTGTCCTAATGTCTTCTAGATTTGGTTTTGCAATTGGACTCATATTATTCTCTTTTCCAGTGTAGGTAGGATTTTATATATGTCGCTGCATAGGCTAATGAGGCAAATATAAATCCATATTGATGAGTGGTAATGGCATAGACCATCCAGAGGCATTCGTTAAATAATAAAACAAACCAGCCCCATATGGTTTTACGACCAACAAAAAATATGCCAGTCACACCTATGCATGCTAATATCCAAGACCACATATATCCATAATAGCACTTTGTGATATGATTGTCAATATGGTAAGGGTATTAAAGAATTCTATAAGTGCTGATGATGCTCAGTGCATAATTGACTATATAAACAAAAATCAAGAACATTTCCACACTGGACCAAAGAGACTTAAGTTTACAAAAATGTTTGGAAAAGATAACCTTAATAAGGAACGATCAGAACAGGTTATTTATGGCATAGATGAGATAGAAAATATAATAAAGAATATAGTTAGTTTTGCTATAAAGTCTATATCTAGTGAATTTGAAGAAGATGAGGATTTATATCTAGCAGGGTTATGGTTTGCAAAACAATTGCCTGGCTCTGCTATTGAATTACATAGGGACATAGAAGAAGGTGTAAATGCTCAGTACAAATACAGTGTTTTGTTATACCTGAACACTCCAAGCAAATCTGCTCCATTAGACTTTCCTATGATTGAGTTGAAGATTATGCCAGAACTAGGGGATATGATTATGTTTAAATCACATATCCCACACAACATAAAATATATCAATGAAGATAGGTATTCAATTCCTATGTGGTTTACCAAAGATCCAGACTATGCTTTAAATTTTGCGGGGAAATTCAAATAGTATTATATTTAACCAGATTACAAAGACCATGAGTAGGCCTTACATTTTCAAGAGTGTCTGAACCACCTTTAGAGACAGGAACAAGATGGTCTATATGTAGCCCATGCTCCCAACCTAAAACTCCACATTTTCGGGGAGCCATAAAGTCAATAGACAAACCACATAAATAACAATTAACCCCATAGGTAGCAATAACCTGAAGTTCGTTATAGTCTATCGTAATACTTGATCTACGTTTTCTGTTCTTTGATCTTTCTCTAGCCTGCACTACTTCTAAGTTTCTTGATCTATATTTGGCTTGGCGCAACACACCATCTTTTTGATATCTTATTTTGGAATATGCTCTATTTGCTATCAAACACTCAAGACATGGTTTAGTCTTATTATTATGGTGTTTACGATATCCAGCATATGTTCCACAGTTAAAATACATATATCTATTATCTCAAAAATTCGGGGGAAAGTCAAGAATGACCCTTATTCCTAGTATAAGCAATACACCATATAGAGAGATCACTTAGTGTTTGATGGATATCCCAGAAGGTCTCTGAGTCTGAAAACATCTCACATTTATCACATTTAGCCATATATACTCCTAGTACAAACCATACCGTTTTTTAATCTGTTAGACAAACAACCTTAGTAATGTTCATATTGGGTTCTTCTCTCATAGCCATTTTTCTAGCATTTTCTTCACTAGTGGCAAATAGTTGTAGATCAAATGCTCTGTCATAGTCCAATAGGGACACTTTGTATATGTTCATAATCTAATTATATAGGACTAAAAATCTTTTGTCAATACGTAGTCTATGATAGGAAAATATCTTTGTGCATTTAAATGATGTTCATCCTGATAGTCTTGATCTGTTATATTTTCTATAATCTCATATACGTCTAAGCACTTAATGCCTAATTCCTGACAATCCCTTTTAATGTAAAAAATATATTGATCATAATACTCCTGTGGCAATTGTCTATTGCTTAATGGAGTTATTACTGTTTTGGACCTGCCATTAAATTTGTCTACTTGGGATATATATTTATGGACAGTTTTTTCTATATTACGACCATAGAGCATTGCTAAATCGTTATAGCCCATAAAGAAAATAACATGGTGGTTTGAGTAGTCTTTCTCTATTAAACCTAGATGATTGGAGAAGTTGTACCCTGTTCTACCTGCTAGTATCAACATATCTAAGTTGGTGAAATTGATTAAGGAATCTTCTGTACCTTCTGTTTGTTTTGATTGATATTGGTGATCATTTTTTAGGATATTTGCTATTATCTCACCATGAGAATCAGAGATTATTAAGGTTTTTTCCATGTTTAAAGTATAGCATTTGAAGAGTTATCCACAGGTTTATCCACATATAAATCTTACTGATATTTTTAATATTTGACCTAGAAGTGGAGAGTTGTGGAGGATAGTGGAGGAGGGAGCACTTTAACGTGGGCGTTCGTAATGCCAAACCTTCAAACCTTCCTATCTCCAAACCTTCCTATCTCTATATGGCTCTTATACCACATATAAAATTGTTTGTCAAACCTTCATATCACACAAACCATTGTTTGTCAAATCTTATAAAAAATTAAATAAAATATCCGATTTGGCCCAAAACAATTTAGAATGTTTTATAATGTTTTAAAAAACCAAGAAAACATTGTTTGTCTATTGTTTGTAGTTATACTAGGGGATTTGGGTATCTCTTTGGATCCCGTGGAATTTAGCGATGCTTCGTAATCTTATTTTTGATCGCCTGGGCGATAAATCGGGGGAATGAAAGAAGAGACTTAATACCCCTATATATACTATCCTCAAACCTTATATCTACAAACTCTTGTTTGTGGGCAGAGTTATATCTTTGTTGTCTGGTTATCTTTGAAAAATGATCTCTGGCCATATCTTTATTATACACCTTATAGGATGGTTTGACAAAGAAGGTTTTATATGATAGGGGATTTTATATGGTCTTCGTAATCCCAGGATTTTTTATAGTTCTTCGTAATGGTTTGAAGATATATGGTTTGGCTCGGGCCCTTACTCTGCCCTGCCAGCCTCAAAAAATATTTCTTCCATTGTCTGATAGTCTTTGTCCTCAACACCTAATGACTGCAAGAACAGTGCATATGTTTCTTCAATATATATCTCTGCTCTTGGAGTTGACAAAACAATTTCTTCATCTATCATGGCAGCCAAAGGCAATCCCAAATCATTGTATTCTATAAAATCTTGAAACTCATCCTCATAGCGATATGTTAGCCAAACCTGATTGAGGATAGCACACTTTGTCTTATAGTCCAATTTGGTTCATCTTCCTTCTATACTCGTCATTTTCATTCATTTGCTTTTCGTGTTCCGCTGAATTAGCAATCTCCTGAAATCTATTATACTGGAGAGGTGGCATAGAACGATAAATGTAATATCCAACTGATGACAAATCTATATGTAAGTCTGATAACATTTTTGATATTGCTACTGCTATTTTTTCTGCTGGCGTTATTTTCATATGTCCCCCCTTGCTTCCATTGTATCAAAAAGATGTGGGGAAGGCAAGCCCACCACAAACTGCCTTCCCCTGTGCGCTGTCATGACCCTATGATCAACGCTGCTCAGTTAAATCGTTAACAGTCTGCATTTGCTAATGAGAGTCCATATGCATTAATGAATGCGTCCCAATCTACAGAAACATTATCAGTGACAGTCTTGGTAGTGAAATCAATAAGCACTGTTTGCTCACCTAGGTCATATCCGTCATTGGCAATTGCATAAATTCCAAAGCCTGTTTCATCCATAACGTTATGCTGAATAAGGTAACTAATCATCATTCTGGTCCCATA